GACCCACGTTTATGCTTACGTTTCTGAAGGAAAGCGTCGTTGGATTAAGATTCCCGAAGGTGATGAACAATGATGAAAGCGGTTGGAAAATACGCTCTTATTCGTATGGAAACAACAGAAACGAAAGGCGGCATCGTTACTTCTCATGGGAATGTAGGTAAGTGTATTTCCTGTGCTTATGAACAATCCATCGTAGGGAAGAAAGTTATGTTTAATGGTCGCAACTCATATGAAAATGATGGAGATATTCTTTTCGTGCCTTTTGAACACATTTTCTGCGTGGTGGACTAAATGTGCGGCGCTATTCCAATCGAATGCAATTCCTGTGGAGCATGGTTTAGATTTGACCACGAATGTAAGGAGGAAGATGAATGATTACTACAGAAAATGAAGTCAAAGAAAAACTATTGAAAGGGATTAACATGGTTGCTGATGCAGTTTCGCCTACGCTTGGCCCACAAGCAAAGACGGCGATTCTTCAAGGAAACCCACCTGTGGTCATCAATGACGGAGTAACTATCACCAAATACGTTACTCATGAAGACCCTTATGTTCAAATGGGTATTCAAATGGTTCAGAACCTTGCTTCACAAGCACAAGATAAGTCCGGTGATGGAACAACAACTGCGTGTATTCTTGCTCGCTCTCTATGCAACAGTATTTTCGACCACTACAAATACATTGAGAATATGCGAGACTTCCAAAATGATTTAGAACAAATGCAAAGTTTTGTTGTGAACAAAATCGAAGAATCATCTATTGATATTAAAGAAGACGAAGTATTTGATGTTGCCTTTGTTTCCTCAAACAATGATACAGAAATTGCCGGTATGATTACCGATGCAGTTAAGACGGTTGGGAAGGACGGAGTAATTACTGTTCAAGAAGGTAAAACTTATAAAAATCGCCTTATGGTTCGTGAAGGGGTTAGACTTGATGAAGGCTACTTAAGTCATCTTATGGCTAACAAAGAGGATGGAACGTGTGAGTTTGAGAACCCTCTCGTCTTTATGTCTAATCTTGCTTTCCGCAAATTCCAAGACCTTCTGCCTATGCTTGAGATTGCATCCACCAATAAAAGGCCGCTAATCATTATGTGTAAAGGCATTGAAGGTTCTGCAATGAATAACTTAATTGCGAACATTCTTCAACAGACTGTTCAAGTTGCTGCAATTCTTGCGCCTAATTTTGGTGATGCGCAGTTAGATGAGTTAGGCGACCTTAATGCTCTTATTGGTGGTAAAATTTATAATCATGAAAGTCGTGACGACCCAACCCTAGTTTCCATTGGAGATTTCGGTTCTTGTGATAGAGTCATTGTGACTAAGGAATACACGACAATTATCGGCGGTGACGGTGATGTTCAGTCCCGAATCGAAACGCTTCGTTCAATGGCTGAAGATATGGAAGGATATGATAAGAACAGAATTAAGCATCGCGTTGCTCGTTTGAAGGGTGGAATCGCCACTATTGAAATTGGTGCTTCCTCTGCTATTGAAATGCGTGAATCAAAGGAAAGATTGGATGACGCTCTCAATGCAACCAAAGCCGCACTTGCTGAAGGTATCGTTGCGGGTGGNGGCATGACTTATGGTAATATCGCAAATGCAATCATTGAAACGACTAATGATACTCCCGTGGAAATTATGGTTGTTCGTGCGTTAATGGAACCCATTACAGCATTATTGGCTAACTCCAACGTATCTAAAGAATCCTTTGAGACTTGGAAGGAAGGAGGTTTCAATGCCTTAACGGGTAAGTTTGGTGAACTAGATGATGTTTATGACCCTGCTCGCGTAGCCCGCGAATCTTTCTTAGCAGCAATGTCTATTGCTAAACTGTTCTTAACTACATCTGTAGCAATTACCGTGGAGGAATGAAAATGCCACAAGTTATGCATCAAGAACTATTAGACTACATTACTTGGTTAGAGAGTCAAATCCCTGAAGGATTAGAAGGTCAATATCCTTTCCATAGATTATATAAGAAGAACATCTTTATGGGTTCAAATGGCTACTTTTACTTCATTCATAAAGATGATGAACCGGGGAGGAAGCATTGATGAAACGGGCAGTTACAGTTACATTACCTGCACCTCATGATGCAGAGATTAATTGTCCAATCTGTGAAGGAAACAAATGTAAGGTGTGCAACATGACCGGGAAGATTAAGTTTCAGGTTGCACCTAAAATTCCCATTCAAAGGGCTCACATTATCAAATACGTCAACGATAATCTCAATGATGTAGCATTTGAACTAACTAGAATGTTTGGCCTCGTTCCTGAAATTTCAACAAAAGAAGTTGTTGAAATCAGTAGTGGTCAATATGAAATCGTTCAGGTATCTTCAATCGGTGGAGCCTGTTGGATTGCTAACCGTTTAGATGAATTAGAAGCGCCACGTTATTTTAGAACGTGGAAGGACTTAGAAAAGTTCAAGGAGGAATCAATTTGACTGATGATGGATTTGAACTGATTGGAACTATACCCCGAAACGAAACTGATGTAGTTAAGGTTCGTAAGGGTAATTATTATAAAATCGACGTTATTGATATTCGTTGGTTTAAGGGAGATAAAATCTCCCGCAAAGGCATTCGCCTTAACCGAGAAGAGGCTACATATCTTCTCAACCTTTTAAGGAGGGAACTCGATGAGTGAAATTAAAAAACGTATTAGCGTTGTGCAAGCAAAGAAAGCAGTAAGAAAAGCAAATGAAGATAGACAGTATGGACATGGAGCGATTGAGAGATTCGTTTCTCATAGTTCTAGTTTAGTGGACTTATTTGCACTAATGGTTGAAAAAGATATGGTAGTTTCTCCGGGTGAAGGTCGTGGTTGTCGTGTTCAAATGCAACACATTGACTCCACCTTCCTCAAGGTTCAAACTGCTTTCATGAATATGCTAATGGAGCGTGAAGTAAATGAATACGAACAAGATGTATCTAGTGACGACGAATGATAAAAAGTTCGCAGAATGGACTAAACGGATGCTTAAGAAATTAAGCCGAAGTGAAGTCTTGACTGAACATTTCAAATCTCAAGTAACAGAAATGCGCTATGCCAATTACTTAGCAAAGTCTTCATTTGTTGCTTATTGGGAAGTCCAAACAGATAACGGTTTGGCTAGATTAGCACCGGCAATTACTCAAGCGACTCTGATTCAGATGACTCATCGTTTCCTTGAGCAACAAAAGATGGAAGAAGTGGAAATTACTTCACAAATTATTGCGAACTTTATTCGTTTGCTAGGGAGGCTTGACGATGACGTATCGCAAGATGAAGAAGAATGAATGGATTAAGGTTGCAAAATTCCTACATTGGTTTTTTGTGACTGAAGAAAAAGAACCGAAAGACTACACAACGATTTCGGACGATATTAAGAATTTAATTTATACAGTAAATAAAGAGGTGAATTTTGATGACATGGAAAATGATGAGCAATCTGTTGGAAGCAACGGACCAATCCCTACCAAGCAGGCAAATCTCAATGATTTCGAAGGCTCTGGAGAATTTTGAAGATAAGAGTAGCGTCGTTGCTATTCTTTCTCTGGAATACCCTTCAAATAATATTGGTGTTTCTAGAGCGAAAAAGTGGGTAGCAAATGCTTTCAATATTCATGATGATGAAATTGATGGTGATATGTCTGTTTATGAAGATATGGGAGATGTAGTCTATTTCTTAGACTCTTCAGCAGATTCAACAACAGAAACTTCAGTCTCTTCTGTTCTTAGATTTTTAGGAACTGATTGCTCAGGTATTGGCTCAGACTCATATAGGGCTTTTCGAGAAATGATTACCTCTCTTTCTGCTATTGAGCGAAAGTGGTTTATTCGTTATTGGATTAGAACGCCCCGTAATGGAATCAGCGAAGGAAACGTGGTCAAGATTCTAGCAAAGCATTTTGGTAAGAAACAAGCGGAAGTAAAGAAACATACTACGTTTAATAGTATTGCTAATGTTTGTGAATATTATATGGGAGACATGGAACCTTCTATGGTTCTCAGTCATGGAACATTTGTTTCTCCTATGTTAGCCAAATCAGTTCCACTAAATAAATGGCCTAAGAATCGTATTGTTGATTATAAATACGACGGTAATAGATACCAAATCCACAAGAAAGGTGACAACGTTATCATCTTTAATCGGAAAGGAAAGATTGTAACTAATCAATATCCAGATGTTGTCGAAATCATTCGTGATTATGACTGTGATAACTCAATCTTTGATGGTGAGATTTACCCGATTCATGGAGATGGTTCGCCTGCCCCCCATCAACGTTTAGGAACCCGCGTTCATTCCAAAGACCACGCGGAAGCCGTCAGGAGAGTCCCTGTGACGTGGGTAATCTTTGATTGCTTGAAGATGAACGGCGAAGTTGTTTTGGGCCTCTCATACTCTCATAGGCTTGAAGTTATGAAGGAGTTACCCAACCAAGCCCACCGGCAAATTGGTGGTAATGCAATCGCTTTCTACCACGAAGCGATTAATGCAGGTTTTGAAGGCATCATCGTAAAAGATGCAGATGCCGAATATCAGCCCGGAAAGCGTTCTGTTTCTTGGGCTAAACACAAACCACCGCGTATTGAATTAGATGTGGTAATTCTTTCTGCTTCATATGGCGAAGGAAAGAGGGCAGGAGTTTTTGCTTCATTTGAAATTGGTGTTCGTTCAGGTAACGAATTTGTTAGCATTGGTCAAGTTGGAACAGGCTTTAGTGAAGCGGAACTATTTAACTTAACTAACGCTTTGAGAAAGAATATCGAAGCAGTTGAAAAGAACAAGTATAAATTTTTGCCTAGAGTTGTTCTTGAAGTTTCTGCCGATTTAGTTAGCAGGGATGCTAAGGGTAATATTGGGCTAAGATTCCCAAGATGTAATAGAATTAGAGATGATAAGTTCGTCAATGATATTAATACATTTGATGATGTAGTGAGGCTGATGTAAATGCAAAAAACATACAATTATTTTACTGAAAACGATGGTTCTTCGATTGAAATTGATTCAATGAACGCTAAACAGTTAGGCAGGGCTATCAAATCCACCTATGATAGACTGAGGGGGCAGTTTTACCTTCTATCTAGTTTGCATTCTAAATTAGGAGAAGTTAGGTCTAACAAAAAGACTCCAGACACAAAGAAAAAGGTCTTGAAACTGCTGAAGATTAAAAGTCTTCCCTCAGATAATGAAAAGCGATTAGAGCAAGTAATTGAAACTGCAATCGTTCTTATGGACTCTGAAAAAGATTACGAATTTGTTAAAAAAGTATTAGAGCAGGGGATTAAAAATGATTAAGGAAGGACAATTTACTATTATTGATGGAAAGACATATCAAGTTGTTAGAGTTGATGGGACATTTGCTCATCTTCATAACGTCGAAACTTATAAAGGGCGTCCACGCAAGATGCTTTTGTCGAGAGTCCCGTATTTTGATGAAAGTGGAACTCTAATAGAGCCAAAGCAGGAAAATACTAAGATTCCAACTAGAAAATTTCAATCGAAAGTAAATGTAAGAGAGATTGTTAAGAACGAAACGGAAATGCAGGTTTCTAAAAAAGCAATTATGTTTCTTCAAGAACAACTTAGTAGCATTTGTGAAATTTTAATTTCAAACGCTGAACAAACCGCAGAAAGACATGGGCATTCGAGGATTGGACCAGAACATATTTGTTATCTCAATATTCCAGACCTTCATTATGAAATATTAGTTGACCATAAGGAATACATCGAGGACGGTATGGGCTGATGTTTCAAGATGAACTTATTCAGACTTGGCTTGCTAAGTATGATAACTTAACATCATTTAGTTTTATGGCTTTCTTAAATGTTGATGAGGAACTGCTACAGTTTGTTGCTAAAGGACTACATCTTAGGTTAATGATACTAAATGAGTCTGAGCAATTCGCTATTGTTCATGATAGAGTTGACGAGCAAACTGCAAAGGCATTAGGAACATATCAAGGAACCTCGTTCTCTCTTATTTTTCCCGGAAAAAATAGTGATTTTGAAGATTTAGTTAAAACAACAGTTCTAGAGGGTATGGATTTTCTTAGAATTAAGGTAGAATATCTTGGAATGACGGAGGCATATGATTATGTATAGTAAAGATATGCTCACAGGAATTTTATTGTGTGGGTCAAAAATTGATTTTCATATTGAAAAGAATGAGAAATCTAATATTGGCTATTCAATTAGACTTAGAGTAAATCTAAGAGCAGAACAAGAGTTCCTTCTCGGTGTGCAAAGAAGCCTTTTACAGTTTGATATCAAAAGCACACTTAAAGAACAAGAGAATAAGGCTCGACCAAAACCAATTTTAAAAATTGGTGGGATTAAGAATCTATACCTTCTCACGGAAATGGTGGATAACTTACCCGATGCAAAGGGTGAATGGATTAGATTCAGAGAGGCAGTTGATATTGTCTCTAATAAAGAGCATTTGACTCTTGAAGGAATGGAAAGAATGTTAGAATTAAAAGGAGTGTTATAATGGGACTCACCAATTTAAATAGAAAGCGTGCAATTTTGATTACAGGAAAACCGGGAACAGGAAAATCAACGAAGGCAAAGACCTTCTGCGAAGACCCTGTTGTTATGTTCGCAAATTCGATAGACACAACCGATATTGGTTCTCTATCAAAGGATAATGGAATCATTATTGAAGACGTTCACCACAAGCCAAATAAAGAAGACATTCTATATTTACTTCGGAACTATAAAGGGCAAATTGTCTTGACTTCAATCAATGAAAAGTCTGTTCCGTCTGAAATCAAAAATATGTGCCAAATTAAAAGAGCCGGGAGTAACAACTACTTGCGTGATGAAGTTATGTCTTTAGCACCAAGAAGTGAAACTCCTCAAGCGGCTGAAATAGATACATACTCTTTGGTTAGAATGTATCTTAAGGAAACAGATAGAGACAAGGTAGCGAATGCCTTGCTCTTCAATAAGCCATCAGATACACAAATCGTTTCATGGCTTGCAGAAAATATGCATCCGAATCGTTTAATTTTTGTTGATGGTGTAGTTAAACGAAGATGGAAGCAAGATTACTTCTATCAAATGTTGGCTTATGCTCACGAAGGTAATTCCTTTGGTCGAGTAAATATGCCAAAGCGGAATGCTTATTCTAAAGTTCCGTATATCTGTCGAAAGTTAGGGGTCAGGAATGAAAAGACTCTTCGACAGTTGCTCAAAGACCCTGAATTTTCTGCTTGGGCAGGAAAGAAACTCAACAACACCGAGCGTCGAATTATCGGTATCGCTGATAAGAAACGCCGTAAAAAGACGGACCCTGTTGTTTATGACGTGGGAACTCTTGACCAATTTATGTGATAATATGAAACCAAAAAACAAAAGAATCATTGATGGTTGTGTAGAAATTATTCTTGAAGTAGGAAGACCGCTACCAACCAGAACCTTAACTGAGATGTTACAGGATAGAATGCCTAGGCATTGGCTTCCTGCAAATTCTCGAACAACTGCTAATATCTTATCTAAATGTGATAAGGAAAGAAAACTAAAACTAGTCCCTGTGGATATCAACAGACCAAAGAATAGAGACTATCTTTGGACTGTTAGAGATGAATGGAGGAATTAAAATGCTATGGACAGAAAAATATAGACCAAGTAAAATCAGCGAAGTGATTGGACAAGAACACTTCACAATGGACGCATCAACATGGGTTGAAGAAAGGAATATGCCTAACGTTCTTCTATACGGTAATCCCGGTAATGGAAAAACTGCTGCGGGTATTGCTCTCGGCAAGTCTATTCTCAAAGAAGCCTTTGATGATAACTTCGTTGAAGTGAATGCATCCGATGACCGACGGTTAGAAACAGTCAGAACAACAATCAAAACTATTGCACAAAGCGGAACAATTGGTGAAGTTCCTTTCCGCATCATGCTTCTAGATGAAATGGACGGAATGACTTCTGATGCTCAGAATGCACTAAAGCGAATTATGGAAAGATATTCATCTAACATTCGTTTCATCATTACATGTAACGACAGAAACAAGATTATCTTTGCTCTTCAAAGCCGATGTGCAAACTACTATTTTAGGCCATTGACTAATGAAGTCATCCTTGAAGTAATACAGAAAATCCTTCAGGCTGAAGGAGTCGAGCGATTTTCTCAGGATGAATTAGTCACCTTTATATCCTCGGCGTCCCTCGACTTAAGGAGGGTCATTACCGAAGTGCAGGCAGCAAAGTCTAGCAATACTTCCCTCAAGAAACAAATTGAAATTGGGCTTGAAGACTTCTCTAAAGGCTTAGATATTCTAATCAACAATAAAAATTCAGCAATTGCTTACTTTCATAAGATGCTTGTTGACGGTAGGTCAGTAAAAGAAATCTGTATTGGAATGCACGATGCGGTAATCAATTCAGAAGGATTAGATGCGAAAATTAAATTCAAGTTCTTAAGAACAATTGGCGAAACAGAATGGCGGTCCACAACTATGACTCCGAAGGTATTACTTTCGTGGATGGTTGGACAACTTTGAAAAAATAAGAAGTGATTAAAAATGCAAGAAGATATGAAAAATGAAATCGGGAAGTCCCTTCAATACATTGGGATGACTCAAGAAGAAGCAGAACAAAAGTATGGAGAAATCTGTGCTGAGAATGGTTTGGAAATTACCGATGCTTTCGGTAAAGCCCTTTGGCGCTCATTTGTGGCGCAACATCGCCGTTCTCAGAACAGACCCTCAACCGATAGTGGAAGCCTAACAAAAAAGGTATTTGGGTTCTTCATGGCTTTAGATGCACCCCGCGATATGATGGCTTGGCGTCGTCGTCGTGCCGGTGAAGAATACCGGCGTGATTCAGACAATGCTCTAGAAAGCGGCATCGTTGCGGTTGCTACGCAGAATGCTCTTGGAAAGTGGGTTGTTTCCCGCTATCATAAGGGCGAATACCAAGAGAAGACTGTAAGTGGTCTTCCGAATGGCGCTGAAGAAGGAGAAGATGGTTCCTATTACATCCCACTTGATGATACGGAACGATACGGAAACGGTGGAGAAAATAAGGGATATGGCAAGCCTCTCCCTGTTGAACAATTCCGCCGTCAAGGTCTTTTCTATGGTTCGGTTGAAGGTAAGGAAGGAATGGCTCTTTATCCATTCTCTTATAAGAATCAACCTGCCGTGGAGTTTGAACCTAACACCTTTGAATGGGTTCACTTCCTAGCAATTCCGAACGATAACGGTAATCTTTACGGCATGACCGATGTAACAAAGGCTAGCCTTGTTTTGAATTCGGCTCTTGACCCTGAAAATAGCGACCATAGGAACATGGATAGTTTCGACTTTGAGAACCTTCTCATTAATGAAATGTCGAGTCATATTGTTCCTCTCGTTGAAATTGACCGAGCGCACGTTGAAAGGCAATCCCTTCCATATAACGAGCGTTTCATCGTAACTGATGGTGTGGTCTGCAACATGAACATGACTCCAACCTCTAACGGAAACCGAATCCTAAACATCACAGACTTGAATGCTGAGTTTGACTATGATGAAGGAAGCGGTGTAGTTACCTGTTGGATTCCTGCACATATCGAAATTGATTTCGGTATTGGTTCATCTGTTATCGTTATTGGTAATACCTCTCAACGCTCAGTTGACGGGGAATCTGAACCTGCAACTATTAACACAACCGGACTTTATGTCCTTGACCGAAAGGGTTCAGCCGTTGAGGTGACTCAAGCGGTTGAAGAGGACTACGATTGGTTCTGAATTAAACTACCGTGTAAGCGTGGCGGTCGAATGACGCTCAATAGGGTGCAAAGCCCTTTCCCGTTGGGGGTTTAAATATGTTAAAACAAAATAGATACTTTTTACTAGAAAACAATTATGTGATTGATTTAATCAATGTTGACTTTATCACATTCAAAGAAAACGAAAAGAAAAACGGCGAATATTGGCTCAAGTTTCATCTTGGTTCAAAAGAATGTCGTTATAAGGCTGATGGACAAGACGAAGTTGCTAAGATTTTGCGAGTTTGGTCAAATGTTCACGGCCAAGAACTGAATTTAGAAGAATATGAAATTGGTGGTTTCAATGGGTCTAACGTCTAAGCAAGGAACTACGGCAGCAAGTAACGAAACTCAGAACAATTCTAGACTTATTGCCTTCAAGCAAAAACTTCAAGCGCAAACCGAGCGCCGTCTAGAGCGTAACAATCGCTTGGTTCTTGGTATTTGGGGTGAACCTAAAACTGTTAAGTCGGGTCTTGCTCTAGATTTCCCAGATAAGAAAATTTATGTGCTTGATTGGGATGACGGCTGCGAACCGACATGGCGTCAGAATCATGAATGCACCGATAGGATTACGCTCTGGAATCCACAAGTTCTGAATGATAAAGGCGAAGCAGACATTACCGCTTCTGAGAGAAATTCAGAAGACTTTATTCTTTTTGTGCAAGAAAGGATTGCAGATGGCGAAGATGTTTTATTTGTGTTCGATGG